TCTTCGTCGAGGAGCGCGGTCGCCGCCGCAAGCCTCGCGTCAACGTCGTTTCCCTTCGGTGTCTCCGCGTTCATTGTTCCATGTCCCTTCTGACACGTTTTTTAGAGTCCCCGCACAACGCTCGCCAATTGCATTCCGTCCTCGGCTACGGACAAGCAGCCGATCTCGAATTCCGTCACAAGCTCGTCCACGCCCTCGGCGTGCGCGTCCTTTTCACCGTCAATCGTGCAACGGCTGCACGTGTAGGAGATGGGGCCCGGGAAAAGCGTGGGCTCCGAAACCGCGATGAAGATCGTGAATTCCGGATCGCCATGGGAGCCGGCGCCCTTGGCCGTCATTTGCTGTTTCAGTAGCGTGGCGCTCGCGCGAAGCATCTTTATCGTGAAGCCCGACACGCTGTATTTCCCGGCAGTCTTGCCGAGCGGCGTGCCGTCTTGCTTGGCCGCGTAAACCACTTTGCGCTCGCGCTTTTCCTCCCAGTTGACCTCCAAGATCCCGACGTAAGGGACGTTGTCGAATTTGTATTCCGTGGACGTCCAGGAAAACGGAGTCCCGTTGATTCGCGTGACATCGATCGACAGTCCCATGATTCAGGCTCCTTAGGCCGCGACGGCGATCGGGCGTGTGATCGTTTTCGCGAAACCGGCATTGATGCGAAATCCCTTGATGTAGGCGAGCGCCTCTATTCTCATGTCGCCGTGGATGACGGCGCCCGTGTTGGCGCTGAGATCGTCGGTTCCTGACAGCGTAAAGAGGAAGTCCGAGACTTGGCCTTCGAGCGGGCTCGCGAGCGCTTCGTTGACCATGGCTTCAATCGAAGCGCGGTCGCGCGGATCCATGTAGACGAGCCCCGTGGTCGCGTTGCGTGGCAGCTTCCGGACGCCGCGCGAAAGCTCTCTCGTGAGTATCTGAAAGGCGATCGCGCACGCCACATTCATCGTGCGTGCATGCTGCACGTAGACGTAGTCGCTTCCCGCGGGGGAGAGCAGAACGGGATTTGTGATGTACGTCCCGATCTCTCCGCTGACGGTGCGAAGCGTAACGAGCCTTTGATCGTCGAGCCCCTGATAGAGGGCTTCGTTGTGCCATTTTGGATTCCCCGCCGCATCCGAGATTTGGGCGCCTGGGATCGGCCCGTCGCCGACGAATGCCGCGTCACGGCCGATCGGGATCTTCATCTCGCGGGCGGCGAGAAAGAGCGACGTCGGGCGCGGGAGCGTCAGGCCCGTCACGTCCGAGGCGAGATCGGCGCCGTCCGTACCGACCGCGATCCGAATGGTCGCGGAGCTCGCGACCAGCGTCGCCATAGCCGCCGCGAAGGCGGCCTCCGTCTCCGCGCTCGGGGCGGGCGCCGTCTTGCGGCGCGTGTTCATGTAGGCCACGTGATAGCGGCCCTCGGCTTCGCGGGCGGCGAGCCACGCGTCGACAAGCGTTATCGTCGCCGCGGTCGCGTCGCCGTCGATCAAGACGTCATCCCAGGGGATCCGGCAGACGCGGAGCGCTTCGAGCGCGACGGTCAAATCGCCCGTCGTCATCCGTGCGTGGGTGACCGAGGCGGAGAACGTGTCTCCGGCGAGCACGGTCGAAGCCGCCGGAAGCGCGAAGCTGACGCCGGAATTCGGAATCGTGAGCGTCGTTGCCGTGCCGAGCACTTGAACGCCGCTCACGGTCGCCCCGCCGTCGAGGCTATACACGTAGGTGATTCCGTCGACGCCGACGGTCCCTGGCGCGACGAACGTCACGAGCGGGGAGTAGTCGTCAAGGGGCGCGGAGCCGCCGGCCGCCGGGACCATCGTTCCGAGAACACCAGTGTGCGTAATGGCGCCGTAGGCCGCGGCCGTCGTCGTCGTCGGGCTGATGAGGAGCACCGGATTTTGCGAGATCGGCATGACGTAGGAAGCCATTTCGATCGCGGGCCCGTGCCCGGCGGCGGCGAGCGCGAGGTCGAGCCGCGCGAAGGACGCGGGCACGTTCGGGGTCAGCGAAGCGCTCGCCGCAATGATCGCGAGTACTCCCGTTGCGGATTGGCTGACCGATCCGGTATTTCCGTCAACCTTCGTGATTTGAGTCTTCGGGATCATAGTGCCTCACGTCGCGAGATCGCGAGTTACGAGAAATTGCGGAATCGTCGTGTCTTGCGCCACGTCGGCGACCCAACACCGCAGCTTGAATTGCGCTTGAATCTCGCAACCGAAATAGCCGTCGACGTTGGATGTGATTTTCGTGACCTTCACGGGCCCGGGGATGCTGGCAAAGCCGATCGCTTGACCCGTCACGGGATCGACGGCGCGCCGGATCCCTTGCCACGTGAGCTCCGACAGACTCTCGGCGGCTTGGCTTTGCTTCTCTTCGTCGGCTAGGTGCGCCGCGTCGACGCCCCACACGGAGAGAATGACCGGCCGATCCCATTGCCAAAGCACGGGGGGATTCGTCGAAACCTGGTGGCCCCGGACGTATTCGCCGAGGTCGCCGCTATCCGGCTCGAAAAAGAGAACGCGCGAGGCCCCGCCAGGCCCCTGGTTGATTTGCTCCGCGCGCTGGTGCCGGCCGACGGTTCCTACCTTCGCGGCAATGCCTTGCGCCACGAAGTACGCGCGGACGCCGTCCGCCAGGGCGATGAGTCCGGAGCGATTCCCGCTCACTTGCGCCCCATGGCCGCTGCGAAGGCGTCCGCCGCGGCCCGGTCGAGCGCGTCGCCTACGCCCTTCGGAATGCCAGCGGCGCCGTCAGGAATGATTTGCCGGCGAGGGACGCGAGAATCGCCAAAATGGTGAATGACCTCGGGCCCCGTCAACGTGACTTGGACGACGGGCCCGAGCGCTTTGGTGGAGATCGCCGCCGCCGCATTGACGAGCGCTCGCCCGCCGTCCTTCCGGGGCGCCCACGGTTTGCCGTTTGGGTCCGTGCCCGCCGCGGCCGTGGCCTTTACCGCGGCGTCAACGTAGGTGACCGAGCGCCGTGCGACGTCGTCGGGAAGGGTACCTAGGCGCCGCACGGCGTCGGTCATTTCGTCGAGCTCCGCGAAGCCGCTCATCGCCCGTCCTCGGCGCGCCCAGCGCGGCATTGGAGATCGGCCCACGTGTAAGGCGATGCCTCGCCGTAGCCGAGGGGCCCGCCCGCCATGACGGCAGACGCGCCGTCCTCGGACGTCGGGATATCGAAAAGTCCTGTATCGGAGTCCGCGGCTTCTTTGATCTCCGCCTCGACCTGATCGAATTCCGCCTTCATTTCGATCGCGAAAGTGCTCGAAGGATCGACGCCGCGGCGCTTGTACGCGTAGGACGTGGCGAGCGTGACGATCCAATTCAGAACCGTGTCCGGCACGGGCGGAGCGGCGGCGTAGACGTTGTCGAGCGCGTAGACCGCGTTTGGAAAAACGGCGGCGAGTCCCGTTACGCCGAGGACGACAAGCGGCGCCGTGACAACGCCGGCCGTCGTCGTCAGGTTGCCGTCGCTCGACCACGAGAAGAGCGCGACCCCAAGCGGGCCCGCCGTAGTGACCGCCAGGCGCATTGCGAGCGACCCGAGCGCCGGACGCCCCGCCAACGTGACGGGGGGCGGCGTTGTGCCCGCTGCGATGAGCAGTGGGGGTTGCGACCCGAAGAGCGTCTCTCCCGGCCCGCCGCTTCCGTACCGCTTCCGCAAGCGCGAATTGACGTAGGAGCTTGCCTTCGCAATGCACTGCGCGAGAAAGCCCGGATACGCTGTTTCGAGCGTATCCGCGTCTTCTGGGCGCATGGCGCTGCGCAGCTTGAAAGCTGCCACGTCGAGGTACGGAAACGGCATAACGGGCCCGGGCTTAGGTGGGGCTCGCCTGAAAGAGCGCGTACGGGTGGCCGTAGCCGGCCGTGTTTCGTCCCTGGACGTGCCATTCGAGCTCACGCATGCGGTCAAGCTGCGCGTCGACGCCCGTCCCGCCGCCTTGGCCCGTGTAGTACGTGATCGCGAACGGCTCGCGGTCGAAGTACAAGAGGGCGCCGAGCTGGGTGCTCGTGACCTGGTCACAAGCGAGATACCACGTCAAATCTTGCGTGGCGTTCAGCCCAGAGAATTCCTGGACTTCGATGGGTTGCATAAAGCCCCAGTTATTGACGATCGCCGAGATATCGGACGATCCCGCCCCGCCCGCGGCGGCTTGCGCGATAAATTTCGCATTGGTCAATTGCTGCGCCCGAGCGACGAGCCGCGAAGGCACGAGCAATCGGCGCGCCTTCAAAAAGCGAGGATCGACGCCGTTGGGCATCTTGATCCCAGCGATGTACGAAAGCGCCAGCATGATGTTTTTGAGGGCCACGTCGACGGATACGGATTCGTCGATCGGGAGCGCTCCGGGGTAGGAGCCGACGGCCGCGCCCGTAAACCAGTTGGCGTAGGAGCCCGCGGCGGCGTTGAACGGATTTACCGGGTGGGGCGCTCCAATCGGAGAGAAGAACGGCACTCCGTCATAGGAGATCGACGTCGCCGCTCCGCCGTTCAGGATGAGTTGCGCGCTCGCTTTTTGTGGCCAGTAGGCCATGTACGCGCCCATTTGCGCCGACCACTCGCGGGCGAAATCAAAGCCGTTGCCGTCGTTGTCCTCGACTTGGTCGCGCGTGAGCTTCAAGCCCTCGCCCGCGTTCAGCATGTCGAATTCCTGCGACACGGCCGCCATGTCGGCGAAATGAAGATTCCCGCCTTTGCCTTGCGGGCGGATCGAAGCGGTTTGCAGAAGCCACGCGATGATCTCGCGCTTCTTGCCGCTCGTCCGCTTGTGCACGACTTCGGACCACCAAAGATTGTCACTCGCGACCATGCGAGCGTATTCGTTCTCCGAAATGATTTGCATTCCGGATTCAAAATCGAACAGGAAACTGGGCGTCAATGCGGGCATTGCTCAAGCCCTCCTAACTTCAAATGCGACGCCCATGGCGGGATCGATCGCGAGAATGGTGCCGGCGAGTGAATGCCCTCCGCCCCCCAGCGTGACGGTCTGATCGTCGAGGACGTAGCAGGGGGAAAACAGGTTGACGGCGGCGATCGTCCCATCGTTGGCGCGCCAAAGGATCTCGCGCTCGATCAGAAAATCGACGTCGACGACGGCCCCGGCGACGTTCGCGGTATTGTCGACCGTCTCGGCAAAGACGCCGAGAAAGACGAGCGTCGCGGACGCCTGCCCCTTCGTGACTTTGCCCGTGGCCGTGTCGCCGCAAGCCGTGGCGCCCTTCCATGCCTTGACGGGGCCCAAGGGCATTAGGCGCCGTTTCCAGTTTTCTTGATTGATGCCAAACGCAGCAGCGAGGGCCGTCATCGTCCGATCTCCTTATTCGTCGGGGCCAAGAGCGGCCGGGGCGGCGGAGCCGCTTCCTTGCGCGCGGCGAGCATGCGGCGCGCTTCCGTCTTGTCGATCTGGGGAAACACCCGGTTATTTTTCCGGTTGGGATCCCAATGGACTTTCGCCGTCGTGCGCGAAAGTCCCATGCGCTCCATCAGATCGTCGTGCTCCGCGGGCGGGAGGCGCGCGGCGCGGATCTCTTCGGTGCCATCGTGGCTCCCTCGGGTCGCCGCGACCTTCGCCGCGGCGGCCGGATCGGGCACGGCGACAGGAATCCCGGCGATCGTCTTTTTCATGAGATCGAGCGGCATTTCGCGGAGCGTCGGAACGAGCTCTTTCGGCAAGTCGGTGCGTGAGGCGAGGATCGCGGTGCGCTCCGCGTCCAGGCTCTTCGCCGTCATCGATGCGACTTGGCGCGAAAGCTCCGTGACCGTCGCGGCGAGCTTTGAATTGGCGGCGATCGCCGCTTCCTTCTCTTCGTCTTTCTTGGGCGCGTCGTCCGCTTTCGGCTTCTCTTCGCTCGCCGTTGTCGTCAATTCCTTCTCGACCTTGGGCTTTTTTTCGTCAACCACTTCGCCCTCGACCTCGGGAAAGGCGACCTTCAACGCTGCCATCGCTTCCTTCTTTTTTTCCTCGTCGTCGCCAGTCAGCGCCGCGAGCATTTCAGCCGCTGTCATTTTCATTGTGATTGACCTCGTTGCGGTTTGCGTCGCGAGCGCGGTAACGGACCACGTTGCGGGATTGTTCGTTAGTGCGGTATTGAGATACGCCACGATCTCCGACGTCTTTTTGTCGACGTCGTAAGCGGGGGAGAAATAGCGCCACTCGGGCGGATCCTGTTCAAGCCCCGAGCGAACGGCGCTCGTCCACTCAACGTTCGTCGCCCAGAGCTCGGGCCCGGCCTTCGTCTCCCTGACGGCGAGCTTGTGAAAGCCCACGGCCTTGCGGGACTCCGGCGGCGATTTGTCATTCAGCGAAAGATGGTCGCAATCGATCGAGTAGAGGTTTCCGCGCGTCGCCTGGTCGGCGAGGAGGATCTTCGCGGACGCTTCCGTAAAGCGATGGACCCCGTAGTCCGTTTGATTGTCGCCGGCCTTCCAAATGCGAAAAGCCGTCGGCGCCGACGCCGCGGACGGGCGCTCAACGGCCACGTCCTCGAAGGACGCAACGGCCATGACGCGGATCGTGTGACGAAAGTTTTTCATTGGACAAGCGCCGGGCTCGCGCCGGGCTCCGTGCTCGCGTCGTCGTCGACGTCCTCGACGCCGTCGCTGTTCAGATCGCCCCGGATCGGCACGCCAAAGCGCGTCGTCAATGATTCGACGTCGAGATTCTTGCCGACGCGCGCGAGGGCATCGATCAGTGCGACGATCGCCGCGGCGACCGTTTGCATCGTGCGCGCCTCGGCTTCGAGATCCTTCGGGCGCGTCGTGTCAAATTCGATTTGCGCCCCCGTCCGGAGCGCGTCGATCCCGTAGTGTGTCGCGACGTATTGCGGTAAAACCTGGGTGTTCAGCGTGTAGGCGAGGCCGTCGGCCGTGTTCTGCACAATGTCGCCGCGGATCGCACGATGGATGTCGCTGTTCTGGAATCCCGCGCCGCCGTCGACGGTGACGACTTGCCCGGCAATCGCGATCGCGATCTCGCGATCGTGAGTGTCAATGTCGTTTTGAAAGACTTCCCAGCCGCGGCCGTTCGATTCGATCAGTTTGACGTCCCAGCCGACCGGGAGCTCAAAGACGGTATTGATGCCCCACGCAATGACGCGCGCGAGAAAGCCGGCGCGCTGCGCTTCCGTCGCGCCTGGCGGAGCCGTGGCGGCGCGGGCCGCGTTCGCGAGCTTCGCGACGTAGTTCGCGCGGTGGAGGATCGAGTGTTCCTTGCCAATGTGCGCGCGCGCGAGCGCAGGCCAGTTGCCATTCATCCATGGCGACATTCGGCCGCCGGGCGTGTGAAGCACCCAGCGACCGTCTCCCGGCGTAATCGGGAGCGACCCGGCGACGCTGAGGTAATACCAGCGATTCTCCATTTGCCGGTATTGCAAGAATTCCGGCTCAAGCCGCACGAGCACCGGAAAATCGCGCCCCGGCACGGGCACGAGCTCGGCGAGCGACACGCCAAGGTGCGACCCGTCGTCCACCATCAATTCGAGCTCGCTCGGCGGACACATGTCGTCGAAGACGGAGCGCGAGCCGTTGCGTGCTTTCAGCGCTTCGATGGGTGTCGGGTCGCCGTAGAATTTCTTGGGCAATCGGACGACGCCCGAGGAGAGCGTGCTTTGCAGTCCGGAGATCGTTCCGTCGCGCCTCATCGCGCGGCAAAGTTT